AAAAAAGTTACGTCGATACGGCTGGAAGATTTTATGCTCGTCAAGATTTTAGCAACGTTCAATCATCAACATTAACTTGGACGCAAACAGATACATTAGTACCCGCTGGTGTGAACGTTGTTCAAGTTTACCGTAATGGCCAAATATTGCTACCTTCTCAATATACTATACCTACCAAAACATCGGTAGTCATTGCGGCAACTTCATATAAAATAGGCGAAAATTATACTGTTATATTTCCTAAAGGTGGTGGCGGCGCAGGAAGTGGTGGCGGATCGGGAAGTTTAACATCAATTTCAGCAGGTACAGGAATAACAGTTAGCCCAAATCCAATCACAACGACTGGCACGGTTTCGGCTGATTTGTCTGTATTAATGGAGTTGACGGATACAAGTTTATTAAACCTTAATTCTAGATTTGCAAGTAAATTAAATACAACTGATACGGCATCATTATCAAATAGGATAAATGCTAAAGGTAATGGGACGGTTACAAGTGTAGGTAATGGCTATGGATTACTTTCAACACAGTCACCTATAACTACCTCTGGTGTTATTCGTGTTGATTCAAACACCGTATATAATTATGTCAGAGATAGCATTGTTAAAGTAAGAATAGGCAATGACACAATTAAAATTCTTAAACAAGAATATAATAATGTCACTACAGATACATTAACTTGGACAACTACAAATAAATTTCCTATACAATTAAGGGCATTTATATTACTTTTTCGCAATGGGCAATTACTTATAAATGACCAATTCTCTATCATTGACACAAACAAGGTTAAGGTAGCAGCATCATCATTTAAACTTGGAGAAAACTATACTTTAGTCACAGTATCTGGCATTGGTTCTGCAGGTGTTTCACAAACAGGAAATCCAGTTTATCCGGAGGCAGGAATAGCATTAAGCACGGGTACAACTTGGGCAACGTCTATTCCCAATAATTCAAGTAATTGGAACACAGCATTTACAGATAGGTTAAAATGGGATGGAGGCAGCACTGGACTTGTAGCAGCGACAGGAAGATCAAGTTTAGGTGGTACATCAATCGGTCAATCAATGTTTACCTTAACTAATCCTTCGGCTATTACCTTTCCTCAATTCAATGCCGACAACACAGTCACGGCATTATCAGCAGCTTCCTTTAGAAGTGCCATAGGTGCAGGTACTGTTACGGAGGTGGATGCTTCAACAACAGCTGGAAATCCAATATCTATAACAAACAAAACAACCACTCCAATAATAGAATTATTGAGCGCTACAAGTGGCAGAAATGGGTATTTGACTTCTTCAGATTGGACTACATTTAACGGAAAACAAAATGCTTTAGGCAATGCGAGTAGTACGGTAAGCGGTATTTTAACTTCTACGGATTGGACTACATTTAATAATAAGCAAAACGCTTTAACACTTACCACAACAGGTACAAGTGGAGCGGCCACATTGATAGGTTCAACTTTAAATATACCTCAATACTCTGGAGGTGGGGGAGGATCTGGCACAGTAACAAGTGTCGGATTAACAGCACCTTCAATATTTACCGTAAGCGGTGCGCCCGTTACAACAAGTGGCACTTTAGCATTGACATATAGTGGCACTGCATTACCTTTGTTAAACGGTGGTACAGGTGCTACGACAGCCGACGGTGCATTGACTAATTTCGGAGCATCGGCAATGGGTAAATCTTTGTTTGGACTTACTAATAGCGTATCTAATAAATTTATAAGGGTAAATACAGATAATACTATTACTTTATTAAATGCTGCTGATACAAGAACGGAAATTGGTGCGGGTACAGGTACAGTTACAAGTGTAAGCGGTAGCGGTGCTATTTCAGTGGCCACAGGAACAACTACACCAGTTATAAGCGTAGCAGATGCAGCATTTGGTACAGCTGGAATAGTTACATCAACTGGTACGCAACAATTTAGCGGTGATAAAACATTTGAAGGAATAACACAATTTAATGCAAGAGCAGTATTTAAAGATTATACCTATGTAGCAACAAGGCTTGCTGGTTTATCATCCACAGATAGATTTGCCACAGTTACAATAGGCAGCGGATTATCTTTGTCAAGCGGAACATTGAGTGCAACAGGGGGCACTGGTACAGTTACAAATGTTACAGGTACTTTGCCTATATCAGTAGCAAATGGTACAACCACACCAAGTATAACTATTGCTGATGCAGGAACAGGAGCATCGGGCGTGGTGAATACTACTACTCAAAGTTTTGCAGGGAATAAAACGTTTACTGGAAATGTAGTTATGCAAAATGATATTGATAATAGAGAAGGATATATTAGAAGAAAATACGTTGCTGGAAGTGCTGCTACATATACTGTATTAGATAATGATACTTGGATAAGATGGGGAAGGTCAGATCTTGTTACCATTACTTTACCTTCGGCAGCAAGTTTTCCAGGGAGAGAAATACATATTTTAAATATTGGAAATGGCTCAATAACAAGTGATGCAACTAATATTCAACAATTAGATGGAACTCAAAATAGTCAAATTACAGGTGCAGGCCCTGGCAAATGGTGTACGCTTGTTAGTACTGGTTCTACGTATTGGCAAAAAATGGCTGGTAATTAATAATTAAAAACATAAACATGAAACAACTCCTTTTCCTCCTCCTTTTCCCTTGCCTTGCCTTGGCACAGTATCAAGGCAATGCAAATCAGAAGATAACATTGGGCGAACAAACGACGGCAGACGGGCTAATGTGGCGCGGAAGAACATCTGATACGGTTAATTTAATGACAAACAAAATAGACACATCTGCCTACCTTGTTCTTGATACAATCACAGAAGCTATATGGCTTTACCGTGCATCAACAACGCCAAAATGGAATAGAGTAGTTGATAGCTTAAATAATTTACAAGGGCAATTATCTTTAACGACAAAAGTCACGGGCGTGTTACCTGTGGCAAATGGGGGGACGGGTAAAAGTATGTTAACGGCAAATAAAATATTAGTTGGTAGTGGAACAGACACTATTAAAAGTCCAATAAATTTGCATTGGGATAATACAAATAGTAGGTTGGGAGTTGGAACAATATCTCCAAATAAAAATCTTCATATTGTTGGACAAACAAGAATTGCAAATAGTTCATTTGTTTATTCACCGTCTCCTGAATCAGATTTATTACTTTTAAGTGGTGGAAGTAGTGGTCGTTATGGAATTTCAATAGGAAATCATTTAGAAGGTGGTTCTACAAAAGCATATTTTCATTACGACAGAACCAATTCATATACAGTATTTGGAAGCGCATCTACACCTGGTGGTTCAAATCCAGTTTTTTTATTAAATTCATATGTAGATGGAGACGAATATGATTTTTTTAGAATATTAGCAGATGGTCAAATTAATATGCGATATAAAAATAATGATAGATTTATCATTAAAAACGACGGAGAAACTTTAATTGGATATACCACAGCAGAAGATGTTGGAGCTTATAGACTGCAAGTTAAGGATAGCGTGTATGTTGGTGGTCGCGTTAGTGCGGCTGGTTATACTACAAGGTCAGATTATAATTTAAAAGATGAAATTCAAACCTTAAATTATGGCTTAAACGAGGTTATTCAAATGCAGCCTGTAAAATATACTTATAAAAGTAACGGTGAACAACAACTTGGTTTTATTGCTCAAGACATTGGTACTATAATTCCTGAAAGCGTTCATTTCGATGAATTTATGGGTGTTGATTATCAAAGCATAATCCCCATCCTCACCAAAGCCATCCAAGAGCAACAAGCACTTATCAAGGCACTTGAACAAAGAATTATAAACCTCGAAAACAAATAACATGAAAAACATACTTTTCTTTTTACTCCTTCCATTCCTTGCCCTTTCGCAGGACGTTGTCACTGATACCGTGTACATCCAAAAGCAAGGAAATATTTATTACCTTGTTACCATGACCACGTTCAGCGATAGCACGGTGACAGGAAACAAGCAAATACTTGGAGATAGCTTAACCGCCATTAACGCACTTGTTACCGATGCTGAAAGACAAAGCAACACATTAGCCATTCATGCGAAGCCATTAATTTTAAAGGGCAAAGCGGTAAAGCGTATTAATTATTACAATAATTTGCACCAACAGATAAGCGGAAAACCCGTGTACACATCAACGGCACTCCGTGATTCAACTGCTTTCCTTGGTGATTGGACATTGAATTTTAACGGTGAAAATATCCTTGGTGAAATACAGTTGAATGCTAATAAAAGATTAATCTTTAATCCTGATAACGGCAAAGTATATACGATTTCAACAAATCTGTTACTCTCGACATTTAAAAATCAAATTAGCTTTTCATTTAATGGTGTCAAATACGACTTATACAAATTTGCTAATGGTAAATTTTCAACCGTGGATAATGATGTTAGGCTGATAAAAAAGGAATAATGAAAGCAACGTTAATCAACTTTTTGCACCTTGGGTGGGAGAAAATAACATACGCGATTTGCTGTGGATATATTTTTTCTTTCTTCATACCAATAAAGGGATTTTTGATTTTTACGGTATTTGTTGTTTTTGCGGACATGGCTACGGGGATCCTGGCAGCAAGGAAGGAGCAGCAGAAAATAAACAGTAAAGGGCTTTACCGTACCATGGAAAAGATTGTTGTGTATTTTTGTGGCATTCTGATTTTTGAGGGTGCAAGAAATACTTTTTCGCTTCCATTCAACATTACCTACATGGCAGCGTTTTTAATTGCGACAGTTGAGCTTTATTCTATTGCTGAAAATATTAAACGCATTACTGGCGTTAACTTGGGCGTTTTAATCACACGTTTTTTTAATCGTTAAAATAATAATCATGCAAACTAATTTAAAAGAAGCCTTAAAATCGGCTGATACAGTTAAAAGTCCACTTGGTGACATAGCTTGTTACAGTTTTAATTTTGCAGAATTAACTCAAGAGATTTCAGTTCATCTTGAGAATAACAAAATTAAATTCACATGGCGCGAATATATTCAACTTGCCCAAATAATTTGGGACAAGATTAAGGAGACAAGTCGCGAATGTGCTGGGAAGGAAATTGAGGTGAAATTGCCTCCAAAATTATCATTGATTTCTGCAGCTTTTTCATTAATAGGATTTCGTTTGTAAAGAAATAGGCGCAGCAGGATTCGCTACCTTAGTGCCGAGGGGAGTAGATTGATTTCTATTCCCCTTTAAAATATAAAAATATGAAAGCAAATGAATTTGTAGTCTGCGTTGATGCTGGGCATGGAGGACTAAGAAAAGGAATAGGGCCTGACAAATATGTTACCTATCCATCTAAATGTTTCCAACATCGACAAGGAAAATTCCACTCCTACGGATGGTTTTTTGAAGGTGTGTTTAATCGCTCGGTTGCTAATTTTCTTGAGCAATTCCTTCTTGATTATGGCTTCCAGGTTAAGCAAGTGTATGAGCCAATTAACGACACATCGCTTAATAAACGATGTCAGCTCGTAAATAGCTATTCTACACTTGGTAAGTCAACTGTCCTTGTTTCCATTCATGGTAATGCAGCAGCATCAACCACTGCCAGAGGATGGGAAGTGTTTACCTCTCCTGGCGAAACAAAATCGGATCTTCTTGCTACATTGATAGGTCATGAAATAAAAGATGCTACACCTGGATGGATACATCGACATGATTACTCCGACGGTGACTTAGACAGAGAGGCAAGGTTTCAAATGCTTACTGCAACAAAGGTGCCAGCAGTGTTGACGGAGAATGGATTCTTTACCAATTATAACGATGCTATATTAATGATAGATAGGGAATGGCAGGAGGCAATTGCTAAAGCTCATGCCAAAGGCATTCTTGAATATGCCATTAAGGAGGGTGTGGAATGGTAACAAAAAAGCCGTAGGATAAAACACCTACGGCTAAACAAAACACTAATACTCACCACTAACCTATTCCTTTAATATTTTTTTAAACATTGTTGATGCTTTAGCTTTTACTTCATCCTTTTCGCTTGTATTATTTATAATCATAAACAATATTGCTAACATTCTTTCCGGATTCATATATTCTAAAAATTTCCTCCCTGAACCATCGTTACCGGAGTAGAATTGAAGTAAAGCACTATTTGTGTTTACAACATTATTTTTATTTATTGGTTTGGGATATTTTTCAACTAATATCAAACCTTGTTTTATCTCATTTGGTTTTAAAAAATTAGTTATTGCCATTGCTGTTTATTTTTAATAGTGTAAGTTTAGTTTCTTCTTGCCTTATTCTGGTGGCTAAATAATCAACGTAAAAATAGTTAATCTTTCGTCTCATTGTTTCCTCCATATATGCCAGGTTCAACCGATGAAGCTTCTTTTTTATAACCAACTCTTGCATCATTTTCAAAATATGTTTTAGAAATCAACGCTATTTGAAATGCGTCTATTTCATCTTGTGATAGTTTTTTATTTCCATGCACCTCTAATTTCATTGCTTTTATAACACTCATACAATAATCAATAGTCCATTTACTTCCTTTGTGCTGTGGTGAAATACCTTTTACCCTATGGCCATTCAATTCTAATAAGTCAATGATTGTCCTGGATGCTCCTTGATTCATGCCGACATTTCGGCTAATCTTGTTGCTTGCTTTGACATTTGCGTGTTTACGAAAAGTAATATTTTGGAGGGAGGAATCTTCTACACAAATAGCGCAATCGTTCTGCCATGTCAAGCTGTCCATTATCCATGTAGCAAGATTCCTGTACCTTCCAAAATATACTTTTTTATCATCAATTACGCATACTGCTAACCCATTTAGTCTCATGGCTGGATCTATGCCTATGAATTTCATCATAATTTATCTTTTTATTTAAGAAGTTACGTTTAACGTATTTACTTACAAATTTAAGTAAATCATGATAGTCATAATATTTTTTACCATACTTCCATAATCCCATCAATGGAAAGTATTCTAAATTCTGTGTGCCATAAGTCATAAATAGGCAATTATCATACGTTGTTCTTGAATAGCCGTCCCACAAATTTATTCCGGATAACATATCATAGTGAATAGTATCTACTGTATAAGTATTATCAGCTTCACTATAATAGGATCTTTCCAGCATTTTACCTCCTATCTTTTGAAGGCTCATTGTGTTATATGCCATAAAGTGATTATTCTGTCCATTTACCGTAGTTATAGCTAATACCAACATGATAGCTAATGATAATTGAACGCTACGCACTGTAGGATTCATTTTAACGGGCTCTTTACTTGCTTTGGTAGTATTGCGCTTCCTTGGTGTTTTAACGCCAATACCATACGCTTCTATGCCTTTCTCAATGAATTGTATTTCTAAGAAATATCCAAAGCAAATAACAGTGCTTATAAAAATAAACATAGCGTAAAATTCCGCTCCTGTTGCCTGGCCTTGAATTGAAAAATACAATTCCAACAATGCTACTACGGTAGCACCTGCCGCAACTTTGGCAGGGTAAGGTGAGCGTTTTTCACTTGGATTTAGAAAGTCAATAAATACAATAGCGAATCTGCCAAACTGCAACATGAGAGAGGCAGGAATAGAAAGCAGGAGGGGAAGGGGAAGAAAGTACACGTTTAGTGCTGCTGTGATAAGGTAGGTTAAGATTATACCTACAAAAATAATCTTTGGCATAGATGATGCGATGTCATTAAATAGCCATTCAAATGTCTGGTTGTTAAAATTCTTTTTCATTTTGATGTGGTGTTAAAAGTGATTGTTAAAATAACATTACAAAAGTAATATAAAATAAATAACTTGTATATATTTATGTAAAATAATTATAAAAAAAGTGCGAAGGCAAATCTCCGCACTCTGAAAACAACTTAAATTACCAAAAATGATTGCTACTGCTTTGCTTTATGTCTATTGTAAAGTTCATAAGATGACATTACTCTTATCTCTTTAGTGGCTGTTTCAATTCTCAATTCCTTAAACCTGTCTATCGCTTCTTCTAAATTATTAGCACTTACAGTCACACTTTTGCCATCTTCAAATTTAATGACATATTTATTCATTTCAACTTCCATTAGTGCCATTTTTTTAAATAGTCAACAATAAAGTAAATAGCGAAAGCAAGTGTTATGATGCCTCCAGCAGCCACAAATATATTTGCGGCATCTTTGATTAATTTTTCTTTTTCGTTTTTTGTCAACATGGTTATTTATTTAAATAATTTTTATCGTAATATTCTTCAAGCGACATATTTTGTTCAATATGTATAACAGCTGCTTTTCCATCATTGTAAGCCTGCATTATCTGCCCCTTTTCCATTTCTTTGGCTTTACTTTGTAAATGTATAAATTGATGACCATTATTTACTTTAATTAATTCACCTTTTATAATTTCTTGAACTAACCATTCTACTGCCGTTTGTTTCATAAGTCATACTTTTTTCTATTATCAAAATCTTTTTTAGTAAAATAATATTCAGTAAGCATTGCAGCATTGGCTTGCAAGTGTGCAGCATGAAGCAGTCCTGATTCTATGTCAATGTCCTCTCCCAGCCTTATCGATTCCAGGTGCCTCATTGCACTGGCAATTACCTCCGTCCAAGGCATTCCCTTTTCCCAATTACCCTCTGGATATTTTCCTAATGCCTGTGTCCATACTTTGGCATATTCGCGGTTAGCTAATGGTGGGATGAGGTCGTAGCGTAGTTTATCGGAGTTATAACGAAGGCCTCTTACTTCATCGTATTCTTTCATATATGAAATGCTTTTAAAGAATATTGAAAACAATTAGTGCACATCTTTAATTCGTGCAACATATCCATAGCTATTTGCATTGTTTCAGCTTGTGTATCTCGTGTAATTCTTAGCTTCCAAAAGTTAATATAGGCTAATAAACTTCCTGTCCAAATAAAAGTTGTTTCTAAATTTAATGGCAAAATAGTGCGCGCTTGTTCCTTTGCCACTCCCAGCTGCAAGAGCTCATGGTAGGCAGTGGCACAATAATCTATTACAGCATCCTGTATCATTAACGCTGCATCATTGTCGTACCTTTCTAAATCTTTGCCGCTACCTTGCTTACTACTTTTGCTTTGTAATCTAAAGTCATCTATCTTATAATAATTATCTTTAAAATCTACATATCTGCCAGATATACTATTTGCAGTTAATCCTACCTGGTGCTTAAACAACTGCCTTTCAACATAGATAGGGCAGGTTATCCGGTACTGTAATTGTGGATGGCGAAAGGGAGAAGTATGATTGTGTTCTGCAAGGTATTTTATCAGCTTTTCATTCTGCTCCACAGTGTAGTTACTGGCTTCTTTGCCGAAGGAAACGCGGGCCGCATTGGCTACCATGTCATCATTTCCAAATATTTCTAAAAGTTCTACTTTCATTTTAAGAGAGATTTAAGAGAGGTTTAAGAGATGTTAAAATTTGCCGTCTTTCCGAGCTGTCACCCACTTATAAGCCTCTAGGTTTTCGTTCCTGTCAGGGTGAGGCAAGTAATCACAATGTGATTGCAACAAGGTCGGGAATCGAACCCAATTGTGTACAGCTCAACGTTGGGTAGCTTGCGTACACGGTTAGCCCTGGCGATACCTTTCGCCACCTTGCTATTTGCCTGTCTATTCCAGGCTGCCAATTCATCCTCTGACGCAATCAAGCCGAAAAAAATGTTTAATCCGCTCATACACTTCACTTGACTCCGAGGTCTGCAAATGTCTTATGTAGCCATGTGGCTTACTAATATTCTTTCCTGCCTAAAGCTACTAAGCAATGTCCTATAATTATCTGAAGTAACTAAAAGTAACTTTTGCACTGCTCTACACTGCTCAAATATCGCAGTAGCTTTAGGATATTTCCCTTTTACATAGTAATCTGTCAAAGTAGAGGAATGCTTTATTCTTTTATACTCCTCCTCTGGCATATCTCTAATGCAAATCATCATCATTTGGGAGAAAATACTTTCATTCATTCCACTTATCACTGTATATCTTGAATAGTAGGCAGATAACTGTCGGAGGTAGTCATCACATTCATCCAACATTTCTGCCGATGGTGCCGTAGTTATCCAGGCGTTTACTTCGTCGCAGAAAGCCTTTATCTCCAACATTTTACTATTCCACTCCTTCATCTTTAACTAATATAAGTGTGACAGTTTTTGTTTTTTCTTCAGCTACTCCACTGTTTATTTCCTCTCTTTTCATCTGCTCTATTTCATATTCCTTATCTATTATATTTTTAGAGAATGAATAAGACTTTCTTTGATAGGTAGAATAAGATACTAAAGAGCCATGAACATTCATAGCCATTTTATTATCTTGTAATAAATCAATTAAATCATTTTTAATTAATTCCTTTTTTGTTTCCAATTCTTTTAACTCCTTTGTAATTTCTGCATATTTAAAAAATCTTTCCCCTATTTCACTATTCTGGTATCTTTCGTATGCCTCGCTTATCTCTTTTGCTACTCTCCTTATCCTTGCCTCTGTGGTAGCTAATTCTTCTAAATTAAACACATACATAAAACTTTCATGCTCACCAGCCCAAGAAATTGTTTTGCCTCTTAGCTTTGTTTTCCAATAGCTAATCACAGAGGTAGGTATTACATTAAATTTATACCATAAAATAAGTGAATAGGTCTGCATCTGCAAAGATTGTTGTAATCTCTGTGTTGACCAGGGAGCGGTGCCAGTTTTAAAATCAACTACGAGCTCGTAATCACTGCTCATATTATCAATAAAACCTAACATTTTAAAATCTCCAAAATCATGCTCTAATTTGTATTCTACATGAGGATAAAGCAGGGTAATTTCTAAAAAGTTTGGTGGAAAATTAAAATCTCTTTCTGGAGTTATTCCTTTGCTTATAAAAATTTTACTATAGTCCTCTATATCCTTTGCAAATTGCTTTCCAAATTCAAGAAAAGGTGACGGAGGATCGGGAATGCCAATGAAATATTTCTTTTGGTAGGCGATAGGATCGCTCTCCCAGAGGTTAATCTGTGATACAGATAAATGTTCTTTTGGTAATTTAAGCATCTTTTTTTGTTTTGTTATTTATATACAGCGTTATATGTTACTTCACACATTATTGGATGCCTACTTCGATTATATCCAACAGTATAACGGCTAAAGCAACTGTGACAAGCAAAATACTTTGCCATACATTTGCCTCCATTTTCAGTGTGAGAATATTGAGAATCAGAATCCACTTTGCCATCGCAAACAGGACATTTATCTTCAAGGTACTTTTGCAATATAAAATCATGTGTATATTTTCTTTTCATAGGCATCGTTTTTACCCTTGAAATATCTCCACAATCTTCACAGTACTCTCCAAGATTCATGTCGTTTGATTCAGAGCTGCAATTTTTACATATATAAATCATTTTATCTTTTTTAAAATTTACAATAATTTAAGTTCTTGTTCTAATTCCCATATTTCTTCTGTTAAGACATGAAGAGAATGATCAACAATTGTATTTATAAGTTCTTTGTCACAAACAATAAAACTAAATTCATTATTTCCTCTGTTAAATGCTATATCATGTGTTTTTTTAAATTTTAAATTATTTATAATTTCTCTATTTCTATCTATTTTCTGTAAAATTTCAGATGCTTGTTTAGCTTGTTCTAAAGTCATGGTAATTGGTTTTGTCTGTTTCAAAAAAGTGCCAGCGCAGATACTGGCACATATAAGTCATTCATCTCAATTTTTGAAATACTTGTATAAAGATAGTAGAAGTTGCTGCAGTTGCATTATCATGAGGTATCTCTGCCTCAATTAACTTGTTATAAATGTCAATGTATGCCTGTGTGTAAATTGCAGATAGTTCAAAAGCAATAGCTGCAAGGTCAGGCTTATCTGCCTCTGCTTTCTCTATTGATTCTATTGCTTGTTGTGTTGTTGGCTCGCTTTGAACATACTTTAACTTACCTTTATCATCTATAACGTCAATTACTTCTCCTTGCTTTAAACTCTGTATCGGATCGCCAGGCTTTCCATATATCCTTGCTTCCTTGCCATCGGCAAAGACAACGAGGATGTTTATAGATGGGCCATATTGCCCTTCGCGCGGAGCGCCTGCACTATATTTAACTTTTGCCTTAGTGATTATCATAATAGTCCTCTCTTTGAGCGTCTAATCTTTTTAACTCTTCTTCCTCCTGCCAGTTGCTTAACTGCTGGGCTATCCATTCAAAGTCTATTGCCTGTGCCATGATACTATTAAATAGTACTTGTTCTTTCGGTAAAAGGTCATTAAAATTAAACAGCGCATCAATGACCTTGCTAATGCCTTCGTCGGTAATGTCTTTCAGCGCGAGGTGGTTATCTACAATATAATCTAAAACGTCTTGAGATGCTTGGTTCATTATTTTCTGTGTTCTTCGTTAAATACTATTGTTTTTTTCAAATACTCGGTAGCTATTTTGTGCAGGAAAGCGTGAGATCTATTGCAGCGAGTATAATCATTTTCGTTTACCGGTAGTTGATTCAATTCGTATAAAAATTCCTCGTAAACTCTTTCTCCATTTTTATCAAACAGATTTTTTACAAGTACATTAATACAAATTTTTGTAAGAATACCTACAATTTTTTCGTCTCTTTCTTCTGGTGTCATGATGTTTTGTTTTTTAAAGGTAAAAAATAGGAAAGCTGGGGGACTGCCCTGTGAGGTAATTATTAAGCGTAAAATATTAATTCCAAATAAGGTAATGAGAACCATTATCAATAATGTTTAAAATACTATCATCGTAATAAAGAGCATGAAGATATTCTCTTGCATCTTTATTACGCATTTCATTTTCGCCTATAACAGCATATTTTTTTGTAATCCGTAATAAATTTCTAATTTGCAAAGCTGTTTTTTTCTTTTGAACTAACATAGTGTTTGTTTTTTGTTGTGATGAATGCTTTTGTCTTGTTGACCTTTCAAAGATACAAATAAAATAAATACAAAGTATATAAATTATAAAAAAAAATAAAAATAATTTAAAAAAAAAGTGTGAGGTCAACTCCCCACACCTTGCAACACATTTTAAACCAGTTACTTATTTCTTTAGCACCTTCCTCCACACTGCCAGTTGCTGGGCAATAACGGATGCTCTCTTTGTATTTCCCTGTTCTATTTTCTTTGCATGGCTTCTGATGGTCATGAGATCCATACTTTCCGGTGGTTCTTGCAATGCTATTTCCTTTGCCTCCTCCCACAATGCTCTTTTCTCTCCTTCTTCATATTCTATCATACCAAATTGCAAACACATATCGTACCAGTACAATGGCACTGTGGTATAATCCTTTCCTTTAAACTCCTTTAGCATGGTTGGAAAGTTGGCATATAATTCCTCCCTTGCTTTCCTTGCTTTCTCTTCCATGTTGGCATTGTGCCGAAGGGCAGCAACTTCATTGTCGTGAGCTGCAATAATCTTCCTCCGGTAAACAAGGTAAGCATTAAGTATTTTACCAATGGTGTGCATATTTGCCTTACCATAGAATTTAACATCATCATCCAGGTCAAGCGACTGGGCAGCAAAGAGGCGGAAGGCAATTTCAATTTCATTAGCAGCTATCTGCCCAAATGTTTTAACGATTTCTTTTGTAACTGTCGAATAAAATGTGAGATCACCATCAATTCCATACACTGGGAAAAGGCTACTGATAACATTGAGTACATTTCTAAAAGCGTCTTTAGGATCAATATTGGCTATCCTGTTAGGCCTTGCTTCAATGATGGCTACTTCATCCTGGTTGTGGGGTTGGTACTTTGCCAGATTCATCTTTCTTTTTTTTGTTTTGTTGGTAATATTGTTTCATTCTTTCTTTGTGGAGTTCTATATTTTTATCAATCCACCTTCTACATCCGTTAATCAATTTTCTCTTTTTATCATCATCCATAAGAAAATACCAAATCTTATACCTCTGCTTTCTCTTCTCATTGTACTTTTCCCTCTGTTCATCTGTCATTGTGTCAAACCTTTCCTTTATTCTTTGTATAATCCTTTCTTTGTTCTTTAGGTAATATTCCTTTTGCCATTGTTTCCTTTTCTCTAATTTATCAGCAGGCATATTGTATTTCCAATTATTTGCGTAAGTATTAATTTTTTCCTTATTAGCTATCCT